ATGTTTAAGCGTTCTGCCCACCAAGGATCAACTTGTTCTCGCCATTCTCTAGATGCTCGAGTACGCCCTTCTAACAAGGTGCGATCCCACCCAAATACCGCTGCTACAGCATCTTTAAGAGTGCCAGCAAAACTTTCACGACGAAACTCGTGTACGTTTACCAGATAGTCTGCTACTGTGTCTTTGCCGCTGCCAATCAGGCCGCAAATTCCAATAATCAAGATAGTTCCTTAATATCAAAGTGTCTAAGTGTTGCTTGTACTACATCAATCTGTCGACGGCAATCTTCGAGAGAATGATGTGTGGTTGGTGATTTAGGACGGTCGGGCCAGATACTGCAAAGTGTACGGCTGTCACGTACTTTAAAATATTGCCATGGGATTGGCTTGCCATAGCTTTTGTAGGCATGTTCTAGTATAGTGCAATCAAATGTGGGGCCTTGGCACCACAAAAAATTACTGTTCCAAATAAGTTTGCCCAATTCATCCAGGGCTTGGTCAAGTGGTATTCGATTATCTTCGGCAAATGCTTCGTCTCTGGCAGCAGCAGGTTGAGTGGCCCACCAATTCAAAGTACTTTCGTCAATGGTGCGTTCTTCTTGGCTGTCTAAATCAATTCTGGCATAGTAGTGTTGTTTGTAGTACCCGGAACCCGAAGGATCAAAAGATTGAGCAGCAATTGTTAGAATAGTAGCAGCGGGTGCTACGCCAATTGTTTCCAGGTCCACCATCAGTGATGACATTTAATTCTCCCGACTAAAAAGTTATTTTAGCAGAATCATCGCAGCGTGTCTAGCTGTTGTTAGCCAATCACGAAAGTCAAAGGTTGAGAGGCGTCCACATACAGCTTGAGATCTTCAACACACTTGTCCATCATTGCTTGCCCTTCCGACTTCATGGCTGCACCGTTCAAGGTACCACCACCATTTGGGCCTGCAATAGTACCAAATTTCTCACGAGCTTCACCGATGATATACTTGCTGGCACCAACCATGTGATCACGCAACCATTGTGATATTTGGAAGTCACTCAACAGCACAATTTCCGGGCGTAGGTTGTAGGTCCATAGCAGCACAGTTTCACCTGTTCCTCTAGGATCGCGGATCAACTGTAGCTTCTTGGTCACCGGATTCCAGGTGTAGTTGATGTAGCCACCAAACATACGTGCTGCCAGCTCAACATACTGTTGATAGAAGTCATATGTGGCCAAGCCGCCGCTGGCACTATTGAAGTTCAAGAGATATACGTTTAAGGTTGCTGCACCAAACGGGTCAAAACTAGAACCGCCGCCTCCGGTGCTGAGACCGATAGTGCGACGGAAGATTTGACGTACTTGTGTGACTTCTTGCGGTAAGGTATACTCGTTTACGTTTTCCAATAGCTGCATGAAGCTGTAGCTTTCTTCGTAGGCATTTTGGGCACGTTGGCGATATACACCAATGGTACGTTGATATGCAGCTTCATAGTGCGCTGGGTCCATTTCGACATCAATGATACCGCTGGCTAGTTGTAGCTGTACATATTCAATCAGTTGTTTCTTAAGTGGATCTAATGTTTGGTCTGCCATATTGGGGCTCCTTGCCCCAATATTTAGTACGTTTTAAGAATGATCAAGTTATCATTGCCGCGTCCGTTGAACTTGACTTCAGTGGCTTTGATATCCTTAAAGGCCTTGCGAGCAGCAGGTTTGCCTACGCTGACAATACTTTTAATCTGCTCTGCGGGTTTACGCAAAGTTTTCTGTACAGTTGCAGCAGGATCAAACCCCACAAGGCTAGATCCTTTGACAAAGAATGTGCCAAGGTGTGTGTCTGCTACAACGTGAATTAGTTTACGCTTGGCAGTGTCATAAAACCATGCTTCGCTACAACCGACCAACTTAGTAGCAGATTCTGACTTGAGTTTGAGCTCTGCAAATTCTCGAAGATACTTAAACTTAGCCACTTGCTTTTCAAGTGGCACTGCCTTTTTAGCACGTGGTTTACGTTCCACTTTCTTGATCTGTACATAAGTGTCACAGTCAGCAATGACTTGTTCTGCAAATTTAATAAAATTGCGTACTTGTAGTTTACCATAATGGCCGTAGCCTTCTGCTAGGTCACCATCTTTGCCCGCTGCCACTTCTTTGAGTTCTGTCAAACGGCGTTCCCAAATTTCTTTTACTTGACTAATCAGCTGTGGTGCCACATTCATGCTACGCAACAAGCTGACAGGCTTGTAGTCCGCTGACATCTTGCCGCCGGCTAGGATCATTTCATCATACATGCCTTCCAGTTCGCCGGCAGCTTCCGACATTTTCTCACGCAACCGGTCTTGAATATTGGGCTTGACTGCTACCACTGCTACTTCAACAACTTCTTTAACCGACTTTCCAGCAGTGATATACTCAGCAATGGTGTCGTTAATGGTGGCTAGTTCTTTGGCTGTAATTTCAAGGCCTAGCAGATTAGCACGACAGATCCAGCCAATGCCTATTTTGTAAACTACAGCTTCGGGTACTCGACCAAATGCCTTGGCATCTGCGGCACGATCGTTACGGACTAACCAATCTACGATACAGTCCTTGGCTTCTTTTTTACCGTAATGATAGTTATACCAGTTGAACATTCTGGTCATTGCACTAACACGTTCCGTTTCTGCAGGTTGCGTGGGCCAAGTAGGTTCTGGACCGTACCCAATATCCTGACTACGCGGAGTCATAGATTTGAGAGGTTTGTGTACTGTTTTTTCAACAGACTTTTTAGCGACAGGTTTTTTTGCAGTTGCGTTCATGGTATTCTCGCAGAGTTTTGAATTTATATAGCATTGTAGCAGACTTAGGGTTAGTGGTCAACCGTTAAAAATTACTGCTAAATAGTAGAAACGGAGAACTAAAATTCCACGCCTAAGTATGTATCGTCCTAATAAGACGAATGATTACCGCTTCTTTGATCGTACCATCAGTGAGCAATTTACTGTGGGCGGGCTTGACATATATATCCACAAATATCTAGGTCCAAAAACAGTGGAAAACGATCCCACAACCACTGGCGTAAACGGTGACGCAACACAACCAAACTATCAGGTAAACGACCCGCTATTTGTTCAGGACTTGTTGCTGGGTGAAATACGTGACCGTGCATATGACCCGGACATTTATGTCATGCGTGGCGTGTATCGTCAGCAGGATATTGATTTTGATCTAACACAATTTGGTTTGTTTTTGAACAACGATACTATATTCATTACATTTCATTATAATGATATGATTGACACGTTTCAGCGCAAGCTGATGGTTGGTGATGTGCTGGAATTTCCCAATCTCAAAGATTGGAATCCGTTAGATCCATCAAAGCCTCCCTTGCCACGTTTTTATGTCATACAAGATGCCAGCTTTGCAGCAGAAGGTTTTAGCCAAACTTGGCTGCCGCATTTATGGCGTGTAAAAGCCACGCCAATGACAATGAGTCAAGAGTACGAAGACATTACTAATCAAATACCAGGCACTCCAAATATTTGGGATCCGGGCAATTACTATCCGCCTGGGTCTGTTGTGGTCGACGGCAACAACTATTATACCGCACTCCAACCTGTTCCGCCAGGTACCGCCATTGGTAATGCAGCATATTGGCAACCTACTACTCCGCCCAACTTGGGTGATGCTGCCGGAACATACAATAAAGATATTGCAGTCAACGATGCTATCTTGCAACAGGCAGAAGCCGAAGTACCACTGTCGGGATACGATACTGTGCAATTTTATATTTTCCCGACCAATCCAGACGGGACGCCTGCCGATGCCAACAGTGTCACAATTGATAATGCATTAGTTAATGCCAGTCAGGCTGATCCATTGGCGTCGGATGCCTCAGCAACTCCTCGAGCCAATGGTTACACAGTTGGCTATCTAACTGGCAACGGTGTTGCACCCAACGGTTTGCCAGTTACACCTGGTGTGAACTTTCCTGCTGTGGCCTACGAAGGCGACTATTGTTTGCGTCTAGACTATTTCCCAAATCGCCTGTTTAGATACAACGGTCGTGCTTGGATCAAGATTGAAGAGTCAGTGCGTACCAACTTGACAAATGGCGTCAGCAACAATACTTTACGCTCGGGCTTTGTGAACAATACATACACAGTACCCACAACAGATCAAGGTAACATACCAAGTCGTCAAAGTCTAGATCAGATATTAAAGCCCCTAGCTGACAACGGTAATCAAGGTGGTGATAAATCACCTAACCCTTATCCCAACACACAACCTGGACAGAGGTCAAGTTAATGCAGCAATTTTTTTATTCCGAACAAATACGCCGTTTCTTACTACAGTTTACTAGAATATTCAGTAACTTTCAAATAGAGTACGGAGTTGCTAATACGGATCAAGCCAGCTTGATTCGTGTGCCAGTTCGCTACGGCGATTGGTCCAGATTGGGGCAGACAGTAAATCAAGACAACTCAGCCAGTTCGCTGCCGTCATCGCCGCTAATAACCTTTTACATCACAGGCATGGAGTACGATCGTCCCAGAATGCAAGATCCTTATTTTGTAAGCAATGTGCAGGTTCGTCAACGCTACTTTGATGCTGCCACTGAAACTTACGAAACTTCACAAGGCAATGCGTTTACCATTGAACGCTTGATGCCAGTGCCGTACAAAATGACCATAGCCTTGGATATCTGGACAAGTAACACCAATCAGAAATTTCAGCTGTTTGAACAGATCAGTACCTTGTTTAATCCCAGCCTGGAAATACAAAGCACAGATAGCTTTCTGGATTGGACCAGTTTGAGCACAGTGGATCTAGATCAAGTGACCTGGACCAGCAGAACTATACCTCAGGGCACAGAAAATCCCATTGACATCATGACCATGCGATTTACCTTGCCCATCTGGATCTCGTCACCGGCCAAGGTCAAGAAACTGGGTGTTATTGAAAAAATTATTGCGTCAGTGTACGACGCACAAGGTGATGCTGTAGATGCTATTACTAACAGCGATCTCCTGCTGGGCACAAGACAAAAATTTACTCCCTACATGT